AAGGCGTTTAAGCCAAAAGTGGCGAACGGTTTTCGAGGATACACGCAAAAAGTTTCGTGAAGAGGTCGCAGAGATCCCAATTGCGAGCCGAGCCTTTCGTTTGCGTGCATTGGCGCGAATGGCACAGCAGGCAGAAGGCATGCGCAACATTGCCCTTGCTGTCCAGGTAATTGAGCAAGCTGCAAAGGAAGTCGGAGACGTGTACGTGAACCGACGCCTCGATACGAACAAAACACCAGGTGCAGACGCTCCCGGCATTCCAGCTGCACCGGAATATGTCCTGAAACCTGACGAAGATGTCCCAGACAATCCCATACTCTGATCCACCTATTGAGCTGACGCCAAAGCAGGCGAACATTTATGTCTGGGGTTGGCAGAAAAAGGCGCGATTTCGCGATGCTGTATGCGGTCGACGCTTCGGCAAGACATTTCTGGGCAAAGCCGAGATACGGCGAGCGGTGCGGTATGCAGCGCAGTGGAATGTCAGTGTTGAAGACGAAATATGGTACTGCGCGCCGACGTTCAAGCAGGCAAAGCGTGTTTTCTGGCGACGCCTGAAGCAGGCTATACCTGTCAGTTGGCGTGCGACAAAGCCGAACGAGACAGAATGCTCAATTACCACCAAGGCTGGGCATGTGGTGCGCATTGTCGGCCTGGATGCTTATGACAATCTGCGTGGCTCAGGTTTGTTTTTCGCCCTAGTGGACGAATGGGCAGATTGTCCGTATGAGGCATGGGAAGAAGTACTGCGTCCCATGCTCTCGACTTGCAAGTTCATTGTCAATGCTGAGCAAAGGGTAGGTGGCCATGCTCTGCGCATTGGAACGCCCAAGGGTTTCAACCATTGCTATGACAGCTACTTAGACGGACAGGGCAAAGAGCCTGACCATAAAAGCTGGCTATACACGTCAGTTGACGGTGGCAATGTCCCGGCGGAAGAGATAGAAGCAGCGCGGCGGAAGATGGACCCGCGCACGTTCCGGCAGGAATACCTGGCCAGTTTCGAGAACTACCAAGGGGTAATTTACTACTGCTTTGACCGCAGGCAGAACCATACCGATGATACGGTGCAGCCAGCTAAGCCGGGCATTGCTGCTGATGCTTTGCATTTAGGTATGGACTTCAACGTCGGCAAGATGGCGGCAGTTGTGTTTGTGATGCGTTCTGATCTGCCGCGTGCGGTGGATGAGATTGTGGAAGTTTTTGACACGCCAGCAATGATTGAAAAAATCAAGGAACGGTACCCTGGGCATACGATATCTGTCTATCCGGATGCTTCTGGTCAGAACCGCAAGACCAGTAATGCAAGTGAATCAGATTTGTCTTTGCTGCGAAAAGCAGGATTTACAGTGGTGGTTGATTCCACGAATCCCGCTGTAAAGGACCGCATTAATAGTATGAATGCGATGCTCTGTAACACCTACGGAGAGCGGCGATTGCTTGTCAATACGAACAAATGCCCTAAATTCACTCTTTGCCTGGAACGCCAGATATATGACGACAAGGGTGAGCCAGACAAGAAGGGTGGATTCGATCACACCAATGACAGTGGCGGATATTTCATCGTCAAACGTTATCCAATTACGAAGCGTGTTGCCTCTGTAGAACCATTGAGAATGTAAAAATATGACAGTAAGAACACAATCAAGCGCGGTGTCAGCCATGGCCGAGAACTGGCCGCTGATTGCCGCCTTGATCGGTGGCACCACTGCCATGCGTAAGAAAAAGGACCTGATGCCACGCTGGCCGAGTGAGCAAGAAAAGAGCTATGAAGCCAGGTTGAGTGTAGCCACGTTGTTCCCAGCTTTTCAGCGAACGATTGAAGTACTGGCCAGTAAGCCTTTCTCGAAGCCTATAACGATTGGCGAAGACGTTCCAGAGCGCTTGAAGAAGTGGACTGAAAATATCGATCTTCAAGGTCGCAACTTGCACACGTTTGCTGCCGCTATCGGTCAGGAAGCATTGGGATATGGTTTTAGTGGCATCCTGGTGGACTATCCACCCACCAAAGACGCGGATGGTAATTTGCTGTACCCAACACAGGCGGAGGAAGCTGCTGCAGGTGTCAGACCCTATTTTGTTCACATCCGCCCCCAGCAGTTGGTAGGCTGGCGTTCAAAGCAAGTGAATGGCGCTGAAGTGCTCACGCAACTGCGTATCCTGGAATGCATCGTTGAAGATGACGGTGAGTTCGGTGAAAAAGAGATTGAGCAGGTTCGAGTTTTGATGCCAGGAAGATGGCAGACTTGGCGTAAATCAACAGCGCCGACGGCTAAAGATGAGTGGGCATTGTTTGAGGAGGGCACTACCTCATTGACGGTCATCCCATTTGTTGCAGTTTATGGCAAGCGTGAAGGCTTTATGAAGGCCGCACCGCCGCTGCTGGAGATGGCGCACATGAACGTGAAGCACTGGCAGAGTCAGAGCGATCAAGACACGATCTTGCACGTTGCCAGGGTGCCGATTCTATCGGTCACTGGGATTCAGGACGAGAATTGGACACTGACAGTCGGCGCAGCTGCTGCTGTGAAATTGCCCTTGGACTCCGAATTGAAGTTTGTCGAACATACAGGCGCTGCGATCGAGGCTGGCCGTAAGTCACTGCTGGACTTGGAAGATCAGATGCGCCAGGCAGGCGCAGAACTGCTGGTGATCAAGCCTGGCAACATTACCGAAAGCCAGACCTTGGCCGACAATGAGCAGGGTGCATGCGCTCTGCAGCGTATCGTTGGCGATCTGGAAGACGGTATCGACCAGGCGTTGCAGTTCATGGCCATGTGGGTGGGAGAGCAGCAGGGCGGTCACGTTGAGATTTATGATGACTTTGGCGCGGCCACGCTGGCAGAGGCTAGTGCCGAGTTGCTGCTGAAAATGAAGCAATCAGGTGATTTGTCACGCCAGACCCTTCATGGCGAGTATAAACGCCGGGGTATTCTTTCGCCTGAGTTCGACAGCGCAACCGAGGAGGATCTGATCGCAGCCCAGGGGCCTGCGCTTGGTGTTGTGTAATGGCAGCAAATGATGATCTGCTCGATGCAGCGATCAGGCACCAGATAGAGCTCCAGAAGTACACAAACAGCGTCGTGCGCCGGATGATGAAGGTGCTGAATCTGTCTGATGATGCCTTGTTTAAGGAGCTATCGGATGCACTTGAACGGCTAGACCCGGAATCTTTCACAATACAGCGGCTTGAGGCCATGCTTGGCAGTGTGCGCGGACTCAATGCGCAAGCATACGCCCAGGTTCAAGCAGATCTGAGGGATGAGTTGCGTGATTTCGTCAGATTCGAGGCGTCATACCAGCAGATGACCCTGCAGGAAGTGCTGCCAGTGCAGTTCAATGTCGCCGATGTATCACCCGATCAGGTGTATGCGGCAGCTCTCGCCAGACCTTTCCAGGGACTAATCCTCAAAGGTGCGCTGGACGATTTGGAAGCAACCAAAGCCAAACGAATCCGTCAGGCAATCGCGCAGGGCTTTGTAGAAGGTAAGACGAACTCTGAGATTGTGCGGCAGATACGCGGTACCAGGGCACTCAAGTACGCTGATGGACTGCTTGAAATCGACCGCAGGAGCTTGCAAACGATAGTGCAGACTGCGATAAGTCACATTGCTGCCTTCACTCAGCGGCAAGTCCATGACGCAAATGCAGACGTGTTAAAGGGGTTGCTCTGGTCGGCAAAATTGGATTTGCGCACGACTTCGGCATGCCGGATACGTGATCATAAGCTTTGGACTACCGACCGGAAGCCAATCGGGCACAAGTTGCCATGGGGTGCTGGCCCAGGTGCATTTCACTGGAACTGCCGCAGTTCTGCTGCTCCCATGGTAAAGAGTTTTCAAGAACTGCTTGGCATGGGAATCGATGAAAGCCTGTTTCCACCTGGCACACGGGCAAGTCTTGATGGGCAAGTACCTGCCAATCAGACATATAACGAATGGCTAACGAGGCAGTCTGCAGCAAGGCAGGATGAAGTACTCGGACCAACGAGGGGCAAGTTACTGCGAGAGGGCAAGCTTTCAGCTGATCAGATGTATTCGGCAAAGGGTGAGTTTCTTGATCTCTCCCAACTGAAGGAAAAGTACGGCATTTAAGCTAAAATGGCCTGATGTCAATTAAACTCGTCCACTCTCAAGAGCCAACCGGTAAAGCCGGGGTACGCCAGCGGGTACGCAAAATGGTGCGGCCTGATGGCGGGCTGAAGTGTCCGAATTGCGGGTGCCAGACCAGTTTGACCACGGTCAACGGAGCATTTGTGCTGAAGGGTAGGAAGCAGGGCGGTACCGTGATCCACAAAGATGTATGCTCTGAGTGTTGGCGACGAGGCATAATTGTCTCGATGCTGCCCGAACTAAAGCCAGTTGAATAGAAAACGAAACCCGCTCTTTGCGGGTTTTTTTATTGCCGAACGGAAGCGAAGATGGCTTTTTATATACTGTATTTATGGGGCGCGTGGATCGGTTTCAATGTTTTGATGGTGCTGCTGAGTGGTGTCATATTGAGACCTGCACAACCATGTTGTAATGGAATCGTGATCATGGTTCCGTCTTGGTTGGCGCAAGTACTGACAGAATCTGAACTTGAGGCTGTCAAGGCTCATGAGCGCGGGCATCTGCGTTACTTGCACGTCTGGAAGAATCTCTTGTGTAGGTTCGTTTTCATGACGCCAAGCCAGACCATGCGGCTACACCAGGAATTCGAGGCTGACGACTATGCCGCCGCACAAGGTTGCGGGTTTCATCTGGCCGTAGCAATCAGAAAGCTTTCAAAGCACCCCGACGATGTGCTGCGGTCCGAGCGACTGCTGCAGCGAATGGGAATTTAGTATCACCAAGCCGACCTAAACAGTCGGCTTTTTTATTGCCCAAAGCAGGATTGCAGAGGGCGGAACGAGCCAGGCGGCTCATCATTGGGCGGATGCCCGGAAAGAACTACCATGCCATTCAAATACAACGCTGACGGCAATATCGCCTTGGATGCCGACAAAAAACCTATTTATATCAATGCGGATGGTGCAGAGGCCCCGTTCGATGCAGATTCCACAGTCGCGACAATCAGTCGCCTGAACGGAGAAGCTAAGGCGCACCGTGTTGCAAAGGAAGCCGCAGAAGCAGCGCTGAAACCGTTCAAGGACGCAGGAATCGAAGATCCTCTCGCTGCTGCTGATGCCATCAAGCTGGCAAAAAACATCAAGGATGGTGATTTGGTCACTGCTGGTA